AGGAACCCTCCTCAGATGCACCCACCGACGCCGAGCGGTCGTTGCTGTCCCGATATATGCCTGCCTATCTTCCGCTGTTCAGGGACGCTGTAGGACGCACCACAGCCCGAACCAAAAGGGATTTAGACGGGATTACGACCGTCTTTAGCAGCCTTTTAGATAGTCTTTCTGGTCTATTTACCGACGCAGCGAGAACCCAATTCAAGCTAACCGACGCATGGAAGCCGGACACGGACAAGCTCGTGCGGGAACATCTGCGGGGGATTGAGAAGCGGGCAGCCGATTGGACACCCGAACAGTCGGAACAAAACACGGGCATTGAACTTAATAAGGCGGTTAGAGCCTTGCACATCGGGATTTTTCGAGACGCAGGGGCAGCCGTAGCAATCACCAATCTAGGAACAGAGGTAACACAGTAATGAAAAGAGAAATACGCTTTAGTAAATCGACAATAGAACTTCGGGAAGACACAGGCAAGGCTCCTGTAATTTCTGGTTACGCTGCGGTATTCGCTCCAGCACGGTCGGAAGACATGGGCGGGTGGGTAGAGCAGATCGACCCTCACGCTTTTGACGAAGCCGTTTCTGGTGATGTTCGGGGTTTGTATAACCATGACGCCAATATGATTCTTGGTCGTACCAAGTCAGGCACCATGCGTCTTAACCTAGATGCTCATGGGCTTCGGTATGAAATCGATGTCCCAGATACCCAAGTCGGTCGTGATCTTGTCACCAGTATGAAGCGGGGAGATATAGACGGAAGCTCGTTTGCTTTTGCCTGCAAGAAAGACGCTTGGGAGAATGACGACGCTAGCGGGGAAATGCTTCGCACAATCTTGAAGGCTGATTTATTCGACTGTTCGCCCGTGGTATATCCTGCCTACCCCGACGCCAGTTCGGCTGTTCGGTCGATGTTCCCAGACGGCGTTCCAGAAGTTCCAAAGCCAGACACACGAGCGGACAAGGATTGCCGCTGCGAGTGTGCATCCTGCCTAACCAGCGATTGCGAAGACTGCGACCCTGATAACTGCACGGACGAGAATTGCCGCTGCCACGAGCGAAGCCGTGTGTTATCGGACTCTGACCGTAACAGGTTAGCCATTCAGATTGAATTAAGGGCGCACGGGGTTCATAAGTAGGCCGTGTGCGGATTGTCCACCAGATCGGCAGCACTGTATCAGGGGCTCTACGGTCGATTGAGGCAGCGTTATGGAGCCTATAACACTTCTAGCCGTAATCTCCTGCAAGAAAAATACCGACCGTGTAAAGGCAATCCAAGATACATGGCTGCCTGAGGCTCTTGCTGCTGGTTGGGACGTGCAGATATTTGATGGGGAACGACTCAACGTACCCGACGATTATGCATCATTACCGCTAAAAACCAAGGCTCTTTGCCAGTATGCGGTTGATAACGGTTACGACCGTCTGGTCAAGATAGATGACGACACTTATATCCGTGTTCCGTTTTTCCAGCTTATACCATTTGACTATGCTGGAATTCTGATTCCCGCCAATAACGGTGGGTCTAATATTTTGAAAATTCCGCCTTGCCAGCATGGGAAGTATCCCCACGACTACGCCAGCGGCGGCATCTACTGGTTATCCCGTAAAGCGGCAACCATCATAGCCGAGACTCCGCACAACGGGGATTGGGCGGAAGACAGATTCGTTGGCGATACTCTGGCGAGACGTGGTATCAAATTAACAGTAATACCGCAATATATTTATGTTTACCCGCACCCGTTGTCCTACTATCTCAAGCAAGGTTGGACGGTCCTAACTCAGATTCCAACCCCAGAAGACATCCGAGCCTGCCACAACCTGCCTAAATAGACCTGCGCAAATTTCCCTTGTCATGTGTTCTATAGACCGTAAGAAGCCGTACGCAAGAGCCTGAGCCTTTCCCCGTGAAATACCTTCGATGGTAAGCCCACCTTGCTGCTGAGAAGTCTCTGCACGTAGCAGTGTGACTGTCCCGCTCAAATCAATCCTACAGGGATGCAATATGACCATCAAAGAAATGAAGGACAAGAGAAACCAACTGCTCACGCAGGCTCAGGCTCTAGTCCGCAAAGCAGAAGTAACCGCAGAAGATCGTCAGTCCGCCGACCGTATGTTGGTTGAAGTCGATACCATCGAAGCCGATATCGCTCGTGAAGAGCGTTTCACCAAGTTTGAAGCCGAGCAGAATAGCTCAGTTACCCCGCCTCGTCCTATCCCCGGTTCTGAAGTTACAGACACTCCGGAAAAGCGTACCGCCGCTGAAAAGCGTGCGTTCTCCAATTATGTCAAATACGGCGTTGTTGACTCCACTGTTATGCGCAGTGCCGCTCCCCTATCGGGCACGGAACTCCGTGACCTCGGCGTCGGCTCTGTAGCTGGCTCCATCACTGGTGGTTATCAGCTCGTGCCGCAGGCATTCTACCCGGTATTGGAAGACGCCCAGAAAGCATGGGGCGGACTGCTCAACATCGTCAATACCCGTGAGACAGACAACGGCGCACCAATGAAGATCGCTTTCACGAACGACACCGCAAACATGGTGACGGTCATTGGCGAAGACACTGGCGTTAGTGAGTCTGACCCATCAATCAGTGGCGTGCTGTCTAGCACGGATTTCCTGACCACGGGCGCTGTAAAGGTTTCGCTTGCTGAATTGCAGGACTCGGCTTTCGACATCGATGCGTTCATCCGTGACAGTTTCGGCAAGCGCTGGTTCCGTGGCGTCAACTACCTCGTAACCAATGGCTCCAGCTCTGGCAACGTTCAGTCCATCCTCGGTGCTGGCATCGTAGCCTCTCCGTACTCGTCCGCTGGCGTACAGTCCGCCACGACAGCTACGGTCGCCTATGGTGACATCGCCGGTCTATACGCTGCGCTTGACCCTGCGTACGAAGACAATGCTTCGTTTGTTTTCAACAGCAATACCCGTGGTTATCTTTTGAAGATCACAGATAGTCTCGGTCGTCCGCTGTTCATTCCGGCTCCTAATGCTGGTGCGTTTGACATGCTGCTCGGCAAGAAAGTCGTACTCAATCAGGCTATGCCTAATGTGGGTTCCGGCAATGTCGCTGTTCAGTATGGCGACTTCAAGGCTGGCTATATGTATCGCCCAGTAAAGCCGGGTCTGGCTATCTTCCGTCTGAACGAACTCTACATGGCATCTGGCATGGTCGGCTTTATCGGCTACGCCCGTGCGGGTGGGGTCATTATGGACGCCGGTACTCACCCAATCGTAGCGCTGACAGTGAAGTAAATAACCGAGGGTAACGACCCTCACTAAATACGAGGGGCGGATAGTTATCTGCCCCTCGTCTGTTAGAGCCTATGAAAATCAAGATTACTCAAAGTTTTTTTATGCAAGGTTATGCCTCGTTCGTACCGGGTGAACTACTCGACATTGATAACACGACCGCTCATGCCTTTATCAATTCAGGCTTTGCGGTATCGACCGAGAAGCCCGTACGGGAAACGGCAACCCACGGCAAGAGTCGTGAGAAGGCGGTCAAGAGATAATGCCGCTTTCGATCAATCTCGTAACGCCGCCCGCAGTAGAGCCTGTGTCGTTGGCTACAGCCAAGACACATCTTCGCATCGATTATGACAACTCCGCAGAAGATGCCTTGATAACGGCTTTTATTGTAGCGGCTAGGCAGTACGCAGAGAAGATTACCCATCGTGCATTTTTTAACCAGACATGGACGCTTAATCTGGATTGCTTCCCGATCTACCCGTGGTGGTCAGGCACGATACAGGCGAGCAACCCCCGCACGAACTGGTTAGCTCGCTACGGCATTTTACGGGGTCAGCAGATATTACTACCTAAACCGCATCTGGCGAGCGTTACAAGTATCAAGTATGTCGATGTGACAGGGACGCAACAGACCCTATCAGATACAGGCTATTACGTGGACAACACGAGTGAACCTGCTCGGTTAGTCCCCATGCCCGGTTTGTGCTGGCCTGCAACACAGACCTACATGCCGGGGTCAGTGCAGATAACTTACGTGACGGGCTCATACGGTGACGGCACGACCGTCAATACCTGTCCGCAGACCGTATGCATGGCCATCCTGCTTTTGGTTGCCCATTTCTATACGAACCGTGAGGCAACGTCCGGGGCGAACCTAAAGAATATTCCGCTTGGTGTTGAAGCACTGCTGGATACGGTCAAGTTCAATTTCTGGAACTACGAGAACAACTAATGATTACGGCTGGCAGATTAAACAAGCGGGTAGCGTTTCAACGTCTGTCATCAACGCCAGATAGTTTCGGACAGCCCGTCAACACGTATAGCACCTACTATACCGCTTTTGCGGAAATAGATGCTCTGCGGTCGCAGATGTTATACGACCCGTCGCAGTTCGTGGCTCAGAGCACGTATAAGGTTGTGATCCGTTACCCGTGGGGAATCAACATTTCGCCCAACGACCACATTGTCTGGGAAGGCATGACGTTCAACATTCAGTCCATCGTTAACACGGGAATGCGGAACATTGAGTTACAGATACTCGCCTATGTGTTGGATGAGAGCGACGGAACCGAGGCTTATGGATGAACTTTGCGAGATCGAAGGCTTACAGGAGCTTGAACAGAAGCTCCACGCATTGACTCCTGAGCTGGCTAGAGAAGCGGTCGTTGATGCTATCTCGCAAGCAGGCATGATTATAAAACGCCAGATGGAGGAGTTAGCTCCTGTTGGCCCTTCCAGTGACCCGCACCAAGGGGCGCTGGAAGGAAGTATCGAGATGTTAGTTGCGATAGAGACTTTCGAAAGCGGGGTTATCGCTACTATCGGCCCAGATGCCCGTGCTTTTTGGGGTTACTTCAGCGAGTACGGCACATGTAAGGAACCGGCTAGGCCGTGGGCAAGGCCCGCATTTGACCTTTCGAAACAACAGGCGTTGGACAAGTTTCTTGGTGTACTGACGGAACGTATTGAGGCTGTGGGTGGCGAGTAAATGTTAGAGCAAGGAATCGTAGCGCATCTATCGGCGGACACCACCCTGTTGGGAATGGTTGGAACTCGCATATACCCGACCATGATGCCGCAGAATGCGAACACGTTTCCTGCCATCGTTTACACGGACGTTAGCGCCAGCACGGACGTAAATCTTGATTTATCCGCTGTCAGCTTTATGCGGATTCAGTTTGACTGCCGTGGGAACACCTACGCAGATACAAAAAATGTAGCGGCTCGGCTTCACGCTTTGCTTGATGCCTACCAAGGCACCCTTCCCGAAGGGACCGTCGTGCTTTACACGGAATGCGGGGTTTCAATGTCGCAGTATGACAAAGACTCCAGAATATACCGCCAAATCGAAGACTGGACGTTTCAGTATTAACCAATAATCGTTAACCGCAGTACCTGCAATTGTCCGTTCCCGCCTTTATAAGTTCGGGTTCACCTACAGCAATCAACAGAGTAACTCAAGGAATCATGCTATGTCTTACACAGGCTCAAAAGCACAGACTGGTGCGGGTACTACCCTCAGCATCGGCGCAACACCCACTCTCATTGGCGAAGTCAAGAATATCAAACTGAACGGGCGCAAGTTCGACACGGACGATGTTACTAACATGAGTTCGACCGTCAAAGAATTTATTGCAACCATGATGGACCCCGGCGAAGTTAGCTTCGACTTTAACCGTGTGTCTTCCGATGCTGGTCAGGTTGCATTAGAGGCGGCGTTCTCGGCCGGAACGCTTTCCGCATTTACGATTCAGCTACCTAAAGCCCCCAGCCAAACTACCACCGGCGACAAGTATGCTTTCAGCGCTTTGGTCACAGAGTGTGATTACAGCTTTGAAACGACCAAGGCGGACGCTGGATCGGCGAAACTGAAGATTAGCGGAACCATCGTCGAAACCATAGGAACCTAACAATTCATTTAGCGGGGTGAGATGACCACCCCGACAGGCACAACTATGGCTAAAAAACTGTCTTCAGTAATGGACCCGACATTGCCTCGTGTACTCGTTGAGGTAAATGGTTCGGAATACTTTCTCTGCTTTGACTTCAATGCAATCGTTCAAGCCGAAACCCTCACGGGTCTAAACCTGCTTAACGCCCTTGACTTTAGTAACGTCAATGCGCTGACGCTGCGAGCGTTGCTCTATTCTGCTTTGCTCAAACTACAGCCAAACGTGACGCTTGACGAAGCAGGAATCATTCTGACCCTCGGGCGGGGCAAGGTGACGACTGCTCTGGTGAAAGCGTTCACCGAAAGTCAACCCGAACAGGAAGCGGACGACGACCCAAAAAACGTAGAGAAGCCGGGGCAGTAGTCCCGGCGCTCTCATGGCAACAGCAATGGCGCAGGTATTGGTCATTCGCTCGGATAAATCTGAGACTTACGGACGTTGAATTCTACGCTTTGACGCCCCGTCAGTTTGACGATTTGGCGAAGCGATACCGGGAACAGATAGAGCACCTCGAATGGGTAATTGGGATACACGGTTCCGCAGTGGTCAATTGCTCGCTAGGTGCCCCAAAGAACGGGGTTAAGCCCGTTGATTTTATGCCATCTCAGTTTGGAAAGATCAAAGTTAGCGAAGCTAAAAAGCAACGGATGACTAAGAAGCATAGAGCCAGCGTAGCAGCAAGCGTTCGTGGAATCTTCAAAGGTTTGATTATGCGACAAGAGAAGCAAGGAAAGTAAATGGCAATCGGGCGTATAAAAGTAAATTTCGAAGCGGGAACAAGTTCCTTCGTTGACGGAATGAAGTTCGCCGAGGCTCAAGCCCGCCAGTCCGCTAACTCTATCAAGACTGCTATCAAGAAAGAGATGCAGGAGTCGAAAGCATCTCTCGCATTGGTTGGGGAAGAGTTCGGGGTCCACATGCCCCGACACTTGCGCACGTTCA